CATATTGTTAACGTTAAAAGCACCTACTGCGTAGCCGCCCTCCTCGGGTTTTTTGGTATGCGTGGCGTTGAGCCACACCATGACGCCACTCCACACTGGCACTTGCTTGTGTATGTGAAAGCGGAAGATAAAGAAGAAGTGATCCGTTTATTCAAATCAAAAGCCTTAGAGTTAGACGGCGATGAATTCGGGGCGAAAAAACACCGCTGCAGAGTCGATGAAATTGACCCTGCAAAAGGTTCTGCCGTTTCTTATATTGCGAAATACATTGCTAAAAACATTTATGCGGGCAATCAGAAAGATGAAACATCGGACGAAGTGGAAGGATTGAAACTTGACGAAAACGTGCAACGTGTGCGTGCGTGGGCGAACCTTTGGGGCATTCGTCAATTCCAGTTTTACGGCAATCCGCCAATTTCTGTGTGGCGTGAATTACGCAAATTAGAGAAATGGCAGTTAGACGATGTAGATGACAAGACCATTGCAGACGCGCAAGCAGTTTGTGATGTGTCTTGTTTTGCAAGCTATTTAGAGTTGCAAGGGGGCGCAATGGCTAAACGTGAAGATCAGCCTTTGTGCGTGGAATATGAAGAAAGCGAGCCGAACCAATACGGCGAAACAAGAAAGAAAATTGTGGGGGTGAAAAATCGTTTCAGTTTTGCAAGCGTAAGAACCAAACTTAAAAATTGGGTTATCAAAAAAGGCACAGTGGCAGATGTTGCAACTGATGCCAATGCGGAGACCACCGAAACAAGCAAGGAGCGTAGCGACGCTTGGACTTGTGTCAGTAACTGTAACCGTTCAGGAATTGAACAAAAGGTAAAAAATGCACTTTTACCTGTCGGATTTATGATTAATCGTTCACAAATTGATCTATTAATCAAACATAAGCGGTTACGGATTAATGACTTTCAGTGGATTTGTTATGAAAACGACAACGTTTTCATTAAAGAAGAAAAAATACCGCTCTTTTCTGTGAAAAAATTTAGTCAGAAAGTGACTGGATTTTGGGAAAGATTGGGAAAAATGTAGGTGGATTATGGAAAAAGTTAAAAGAACAATAAAAGTAAAACCGTCAGTGGAACGAATATCTAATGGCGTAAATTCGCCAGTAAGAAAAATTGTGCAAATTGCTATATCAAATGCGTTGATCAATGAAGGTTATATGGAGTCAGTGATTGCTTTGTGTAACGATGGTTCTTTGTGGCAAAGACTCATCGGGGTTACAGAACGTAAAAAAGACGGTGGAGAATGGTTCAGACTTAATGATATTCCACAAAATTAAGGGTTCAAAAAATGATGATTGATTTCAAAATCTGCAACGATGACGCGCTAGACTTTTTAAAAACACTAACCGACGAAAGCGTCGATTTATTTATTACCGACCCGCCTTACGAATCGCTTGAGAAACATCGCAAACGCGGCACAACCACGCGACTAAAACAAAGCGCGGCTAGTAGTAACGAATGGTTTGATATTTTCCCTAATGCGCGCTTTGAGGAACTATTCCGCGAAATTTATCGCGTAATGAAACCAAATAGCCATTTTTACCTATTTTGCGACCAAGAAACCATGTTTGCGGCAAAACCTGCCGCCGAAAAGTGCGGTTTTAAATTTTGGAAACCGTTAGTTTGGGATAAACAATGCATAGGAATGGGCTATCACTACCGCGCACGCTATGAATTTATCCTGTTTTTTGAAAAAGGTAAGCGCAAATTAAATGATTTAGGCGTTGCCGATGTGATCAGCGAAAAACGCATTGCGCGCGGCTATCCAACAGAAAAGCCAGTCGCAATTTCCGAATTGCTAATTAAACAAAGCTCAAGCTACGGTGATCTAGTTGTTGATTGCTTTGCAGGCTCCGGGAGCGTCGGCGAAGCCGCATTAAAACTAGGCCGCAAGTTTATCGGCAACGATAAAAAACAAAGTGCAGTTGAATTGTGTATTAAAAAATTGTGGAACTTAAATTTAGAGGATTAAAAAATGAAAGAATTAATTAAAAAAATTGAAAATTGGGCGGAAGAAAGAAACTTAATTAAAGGTTCAACGCCACAAAAGCAATTTATTAAATTAATGGAAGAATTCGGCGAATTATGCAGTGGCGTATCTAAAAATAAAATTGATGTGATTAAAGATAGCATCGGGGATTGCTTTGTGGTGATGGTGATTTTGGCTGCACAGCGCAAGAAAGATGAGATGCGTTCATCTGCTGAAATTGCTGAACAATGCAGATATTTTAACGTTGATATTGAAAGCCGCTTAATTGAAGCATTATCAAGCTTGAATCGTTTAAGTTATGAGTTAAGTAGTCCCGAAAATATTAGTGCTTTATTTGGCTTGTTCTTTCTTGAGATGGTCGAAGTTGCACATCATTTTGATTTAGATATACACGATTGTGTGCAAGCGGCGTGGGATGAAATCAAAGACCGCAAAGGGCGTATGATTGACGGCGTGTTTGTGAAAGAAGGTGATTTATAATGGAACGCTATTTTTCAATTAAAGAGATCGTGCAGACGGGAATTTGTTCAGAAGCAACGGTGAAACGTTGGATTTCTAGCGGCAAGTTAAAGTCTTATAAATTCGGTCGCTCCCGCAAGATTGCGGAAAGCGACTTGAACGAATACATTAAGACTTGTCGGCAATAATTTCTTTGAATAAACCATTCGCGCATTTTTCAACATAGTTGGCCCATTCTTGAAACGTCTTTAATCGGTAAGGCAAATATTCTGCCCGATTATAGGCGTTTCGTATTTCATCGGAATTCAAATGGCTTAGGCAAATTTCGATGACTTCTTTATCTAATCCGAGTTCTAGGCGATTATCATTGCAATAGCTGCTGAATAGCGACCGTATGCCGTGATTTGTCATGGTGCCTTTGTATTTGCCGCCGTCCATTGTTTTAATCACTTCATTCGGCGTTTGGCTATTTATATGCTTTTCATTTCTAGCCTTTGACAAAGTGGACGGGAATAAATATTCCTTGTTTGCATGTTGCTTGATGTATGAAAGCAAGGTTTCTGCCTGTTTACTTAATGGCACAAGGTGCAGACGCTCCCCTTTCCCGCCTTTTGAAATTTCCACTTGCCACACTTTACCATTCGGCAAATGTTCGTGTTCGATGATGTCAGAATATTTTGCACTGACGGTTTCGCTCGCCCTTGTGGCGTTGAGCAATCCCCACAAAATTGCAAGTCGCACTGTTTGGGATATGTTGGCCCGTGCAAGGCTGATCATAAATTCCGGTAAGGATTTGTAATGGATTGACGGGTGATGTTTGTTTTTATTCACTGCAGGCAGATCATCGCCAAGATATTTCCATTTGTTATTTTCCCAATATTCAAAGCGTTCGGCATATTCTGCGATTGACTTTAAAACCAAATAACGCTTTTTCAATTCAGCCGTTGCGCCTGATTGGCGATAAGGTTCAAGCACGGATAATCCGTGTTTTAATGTCAATTCTTTGAAAGGTACGTTACCAATTAAATCAATGGCGGCATTAACACGTCTTTCTGTATCAACCCTTGTCTTTTCTGTGTAATTGCCTTGTTCTTTGCCGATTTTCGCACGATACAAAAGCCATTCATTCGCAACATGGGCAAATGTACTACACTGTTCCTTTAATGCTTCTGCGGCTTGTTTACGCTCAAATTCGTGCGGGTCAATCTTATTGACTAATAGTTGGCGAAATTCAAGTGCTTTTTGGCGGGCATCTTTAAGCGATACTGCAGGGAAAGTGCCGATGGTTTTTTCTGTGCGTTTTAATGTGGAGGGGCGTTTGTAATTAAACACCCACGTTTTCACCCCGTTGGGCTTGACGACAAGTTTCAGCCCTTCCCCATCGAATAAATAATAGATCTTTTCCGCCGCTTTGGCGTTGTTTACCTGTGCAATGGTTAGCTGTTTGATGATTTTTGCCATGGTAGGAATTTCATAAAATGGTAGTAAGATTTTGCGCATTGTAAGTTCTTACTTCCATTTTTACTACTAAAAATTGCGATCGTTTGTGAAATCAACTGATCTTTTGAGCAGTATTAAGACACTAAATAAAAACGGTCAAACTATTGATTTTTCAATAAATTTGACCGTTTGTGATCTTTTGTGATGTTGTTTGGTGGTGGAGCTGGCGGGAGTTGAACCCGCGTCCGAAATTACTCTACTTTCAGTACTACACGTTCAGC